ATGATCTAAATATCCCTGAAAACGTCAGCGTAAGTCATGACTAAAGGCGATCAGGTCATAATCGGTCAACTACCCGACGAGATAGGCTCAGATCGGCTGCTATCGGTTTTACCGCCGTCATCAGCTGTCACTTATGGCTCAGCGTTGCCCAGAATTCACACTCAGCTCAATGATTTACCGTCTAGAGGCTTCGATCTCATAGATTTAGCAGCTGACATACTTCCAGAGGGCTTAATGCCATGGCAAAAGTTCGCGCTGGAGCATACGCACAAATACAAACCCGACGGTCGCTGGGCTACTCCGACGAATTGTATTGTCGTAGCGCGTCAAAATGGTAAGTCGTTTTTGCAGCAAATCAGAATCTTAGGCGGTTTATTCCTATGGGACGAGCCACTTCAAATTGGATCAGCTCACAGATTAGCCACATCGTTAGAGCAATTTAGACAGCTGGTTAACCTGATCGAGAGTTCCGAAATGCTATCTAAGCGCGTTCAGCGTATTAGGTGGAGTCATGGCTCCGAGGAAATCGAAGTCAAGGGTACGACCGGGCAAATTAACCGATTTATCGTAAAGGCTGGCGGCTCAGCTGCTCGAGGCGTTTCCGCACCGTCGGCAATTCACCTAGATGAGCTTCGCGAGATGAAAGACTTAGAATCTTACGCCTCTTTGAGATATACCCTTATGGCTGCAAAAAATCCAATGATTATGAGCTACACAAACGCGGGCGATTCGCACTCGGTCGTTCTCAATGCGTTTCGAGAGCGTGGACTAGCTGCCGCAGCTGGCGCGGACGACGACATCGGTTATTTCGAGTGGAGCGCACCGACTGACGACATACAGCTGGAATCTAATTGGCTCGCAGCTAACCCGGCAATCGGTCACACGATTAACATCGACAACATACAGGCGGTCTTAAATGATCCGCCGGAAGTCGTACAAACTGAAGTCTTATGCCGCTGGGTTCAAACTATTTCCAGCATTATCGGAGCCAACGAGTGGAATAATTGCCACGACGAATCGGTCGATCTCGACCCTGAAAAGCTGACATGGCTGGCGCTTGATATTTCACCGGATCGCAAATTCTGCGCGTTAGTCGGCGCTCAAAAATTAGGCGATGAACGTTTCGTCGTAAAGCTGCTCCATACATGGGAAAACTCCGTCCAGCTCGACGATCGAGAGATCGCTAATGAGGCGGCTAAATACTGTCGGAAGTATCCGCTAGAGTATTTGCTATACAGCCGCAGAACTAGCGGCGCGGTAGCGGCTAGATTCCAGCCAGCGGGTATCCCGATTTTTGACATGGATTCCGTTTATCCGCAAAGCTGCGATGAACTACTGGGTGCGATCAACTCTGGACGGCTACGTCATCGAGGGCAAAGCGATCTGACTAAACAGATTCTTTCGGCTGTCCAATTAAAGCGCGGCGACGGCGGCTGGGTTATCGGGCGTCGAGCTTCGCAAGCTGCGGTTTGCGCTGCGGTAGCAACGGCGCTAGTTACACACTTTGCGACACGCCCAGAAATGGACTTCGATATTATGACCGCATAGTGCTATAAGTCTGTAAGAATTGGCGCATGGGTATTCGTGATCTATTTGCGTCAAAGGTGGAAGCTGTAACGCCGCTCCAAAATAGCGACATCGAAGCTTCGGTTTCACCTGTATTTGCGCTGGACTCGATCTATACCTTTAACGGTGGCGCTACTCAGGCAACGCGCGAGGAAGCGATGAGTATTCCTACGATCGCACGTGCGCGCGGGATTATCTGTTCGTCTATTGCTTCGATTGGGTTACAAGTCCGGGACAACTCGACAGGGCTAGAAGTGCCAATGCCTAGAGTTATTCGTGAACCTGATCCACGCGTTCCGGGTAGCGCGACTTATGTTTGGCTCGCCGAGGACTTATTGTTCTACGGATTTGGCTACTTACAAATAACGGAGCTGTTCGCTGACACCATGCGAGTTCGCTCAGCTCAAAGAATTATCCCGACACGCGTCGGCGTATTTTTAAATGCTAACGGAACCGAAGTTATGTATTACACGATTGACGGAAAACAAATTCCAGAATCGGGCGTCGGATCGCTTGTCGTGTTTTACGGTAACGACGAAGGATTATTAAATCGTGCGGGTCGTACAATTCGCACCGGTGCAGAATTAGAGCGCGCAGCTGCAAATTATGCTCGCGAACCTGTCCCCTCTATGGTTTTAAAATCAAACGGAACAGCGTTACCAGCTGATCGAATTGCAAAGTTGCTTGAGTCATGGGGCGTTGCTCGACGTAATCGCTCGACCGCGTTTCTTAATGCGGACGTAGAATTACAAACCGTCGGCTTCGACCCTGAAAAGTTACAGCTCGCGGCAGCCCGTTCGTACATCGCGACCGAATTGGCTCGCGCTATTGGTATTCCTGCGTTTTACGTTGACGCCGAAACTGGATCGAGCATGACTTACTCCAACGCCAACGTAACCCGAAAAACTTTGCTCGATTTTTCTTTGATTCCGCTAATGACCAGCATATCCACGCGTCTAAGTATGCCGGACTTCGTTCCGTCATCGCAGACAGTCAATTTTAGATTAGAGGATTACTTACGCGGAAGCGAAGCCGAACGAGTAGCAATCTATAAAACGTTATATGACATCGGCGCGATTAGCGTCGAGGAAATCCGACAAGCTGAGGAAATGATTAAATGAAGCTAAACATGCCGCTAACAATTACGTCAGCCGATAGCGAATCTCGCACTATTACCGGACGCGTCGTAACATGGAACGAAACTGGATCAACGTCCGCGGGACTTACGACGTTTAAACCAGAATCTATCGCGACTAAGAACGTAAAACTTTTACTAGAACACGATCGCACTCGACCAATCGGAAAGGTTTTATCTATGACCGCAACCGAACAGGGAATCGACGCGACTTTTAAAATCGCGGAGACAACAGCCGGAAACGACGCATTAGTGGAAGCCGCGACGGGTCTCCGCGATGGTTTTAGTGTCGGAGTTAAAGTTAACGCGCATGATTTCGTTGACGGAGTTTTAGTAGTAGCTAAAGGATCACTCGACGAAGTGTCTTTAGTTTCAGAGCCAGCAATCGACAGCGCTCGAGTTAGCCAGGTAGCAGCAAGCGAAACTGAAACCGACGAGGAAGTCGAATCAAACGATGAAAATTCTGATTCCGAAACAGACGAGGAAACAGAGGAAACAAATCCAACAACAGAAGGAGAACAAGTGTCAGACACTACCGTTCCAGAAAGCGCCGCTGCCGAAACGGTAGAAGCGTCAAAGCATGTTCCAATGGCGTACACCGCGCCACGTTCACCTATTGTCGATAAGGTTTCTTATTTACAGTATTCACTAAAGGCTTCAGTCCTACACGATGAGGACGCTCGCCAATATGTAAAGGCTGCTGATAACACAACATCAACAGCACCGGGCATGGTTCCAACACCACAAAGCCGCACAGTTATCAACGCATTAGCAAATGCTGATCGTGGCATGATCGACGCAATCAGTCGCGAAGCGCTTACAGCTTCAGGCATGACTTTCGAATTGCCTAAAGTTACAGCTGTTCCAACCGTTTCAGATATTGCGGAAAATACTGCGATTACAGAATCAAGCCTAAGCGCAACTTATATCTCAGTACCAGTTAACAGCTTCAAAGGTCGCGCGATCTCAACAGTCGAACTTATCGACCGTTCAGACCCAAGTTACCTAACAGCGTTGCTCCAGAATTTGGAATTTGCTTACGCAAAGGCAACTGAGGATTTCGTTACGCTTGGAATTTATAACGACGGAAGCTCATCAGCACAAGCAGCAAACACAGCAGCAGGATTCCTTGGTTATACATCAAAGGCTTGCGCTGACGTGTATGGATCATCACTAGGATTTGCTCGTTCACTCGTAGTTTCTCCAACACAATGGGGCAACATTATGGGTTATAACGACAATGGCGCACCGCTATATAACGCAGCTCAACCATCAAACGCAGCTGGTAACGTTCGAGGCGATTCACTTCGCGGCGTAGTAGCTCCGGGTCTAAATCTATTCGTTTCACGTTCAATCGGAAACGTCGGATTAACAACAGCTGACGGCGATCTTTCAATGGTTGTCATTAACCCAGATTCTTACACATGGTACGAAAGCCCACGTTTCGAGCTTCGCACTAACATCAACTCCGACGGAACCATTGACATTCTTTACTATGGTTACGGCGCACTAGCTCCAAAGGTGCCACTAGGCGCACGTTGGAACAATCTCGCATAACTAAATAATCATCGGTCGTTTCGCTCCCGAGGCGACCGAGCAGAATCGAGAGAGGAACGCTAATGCCACAAATAGTTACAGCGCAAGAACTTCGCGACG